GTTAGCAGGAAAATCTCGAAAAACCTGGTAGCCCCATCGGGACTCTGACTAAAAATTAGTAAATTTGCTTAAAGCTAAATAAGAGTCCATAAGGGACAAAGTTTTGTTAAAATACCCGTGTTAAGGGGTGATAAGTACTGAATAAACCCAAAACTAAATAATAACTTAAATCTAATACCTATCAATATAGAGTTAAAATTTATCTAAACAAGGAGTGCAAGTTTAGTAAGGGACTAAGGAACTGTAGCCCTGTCGACGTTAACCAAAGGAGGAACGCCAACAAGGTACATAAAAGAAAAATCATCTCCAGGAGCACGGGCCAACTGTAAATTAATAAGTTGCCCAGTAGGAATACTACCACGAGGCTGAATAACAGAAATGATTGGAGGTACATGACCTTTCAAAACATCTGAAACATTCACAGGCGTACCAGTGGTACTATCATAAACAGTTGCAGGAGAAATATGTGAAACATTGTAATATGGTACTTCAAATTCCATAACACCTTCCAAATTAGGATTGATGTATTGCATTGAATTTCCATAACCAACAGTTCCAGATGGCAAAGCACCAGTTCCAATAACTGGAAATGAGCCAGCAGCAAAACGATTACATAAAGAATTAAAAGAATCCTGTACAGAATTATAATTGTTTATAGTAAACCACGTATCTGTAGCCTTAAAAGTACCACCATCAACACCAACTGTTGAGGTAGTTCCAAAAGCTTTGATACGCATGGAACCACGCCAAAAACCATAAATAAAATAGTAATATTCAAACAGTGACATAGAACGTGAAGGCGCTACTGTCGTAGCAGGAGAACGAACAGAAAAAGGGGCTACAAGAACATTTGTAAAATTAGTAGCTGGAGGACCAGTGAAAGGACCCAAATTGAGCTGATTCAAAAACATACCAAAACGTTTTATCAATTGACGAACAGACATAATTTTCTCACCAATACAATGGGCCTCAGGAGACCAATTTGCAGCAATCTGATGTGTATCAATAGATGCAGGATGCACACCATGTTGTGCATCATTTCGTTGAATTGCTTCATCTTCACCCATAATTTGAGCTACAATTTTGTCGACTTCATCAACATCACGTCTGGTACGATGAATAACCTGTGGAATATTATTATCATATTCCTCTGCATGTTCTTCTTTAGCTTTTGCATCCTCTTCAAGAGTAAATGCTCCAGCATAAGGAACATAAGATGGTGCCATAGGAGCGGCAAAAGTCAAATCAGGACCACCACTAACTTCAACTATAGTATCAATAGACTGATACACATTATTAGCAGCAACCAATTGATTGAGAACTTCAACACGAACTATGCCTGTAACAGCATTGTACATAAGCGTATTATCAGTTCCCAACCAGGCAGCTTCCGGTCGAATACAAAACATCCATGGTCTAGAAGAGACATATGGAACAGTAAACGAAACTTCAGTAGAAGTTCGCAAATCAACAATTACTTTCTGTGTTCGGGACACATCCGGTACACCAGTAGAAATAGTGGTGTTAAAATAAAAAGGAATAAAAGAAATGCGCAATCTACCAGAATGAAATTGCGTCTTAACAAACTTAAAAGTGTAAACAATAGAGCCACGCCAATACCCATGAGTATTAGCAACATAGCCCATATGTGTACACCTAAACCGATCAGTAACAGTAGTAGAAAATGGTTTCACCTTAAAAGGAGTAACAAAGTTGTCCCACAAAATAGCATTAGTCAAATCTGTAGTGGACCACGTAAACCTATCCCAAAAATTTGGAATAGATAAAATATGACCCATATCCATTTCATCAGCAGAAGTTCCAGCTAAACCAGACTTTGTTTCAATTTCATTTTGTGCAGACAAAGCCATTTTATGTGAAGCATCAGCACCATCAAAATTCGCCATACGAACTTGACCACGAAGTTTAGTTTCACAAGGAAGACCTTGAACAGTAGGTTTTGAATACCCAAGCATCTTGAAAATATTTGAAGCCTGAGCAGAAATCCAAGCAGGACGAGTAAACATATTTCCCAAAACTGGAATACGAGAAAGAGTAGAAAGACCCTCTGAAACCTGACCAATACCAGAACTAATAGTTCCAGAATCTTTCAATTGTTTCAGTTCAGAAGCAACTTGAGCAAAAATTTTATCAGGTTGTTTTTCATATGCGCGCGAATTCCAAACTTCTCGCAAATCTTTCTCGGTAAAATTACCAGAGGACATCTTTTGACCAAGAGAAGCAAAATTAGGAGCACTACCAGTAAAAATATTTGCACCTGTAGGATACTGAACATCGACATCCTCCAAATGCGCCCAAATAGTATATTCAACAGAACCAGTTCCGGTAATTTGGTCACGTAGTTGGCTGTAAACAACCAAGTAAATGGCACCAAAAGAACCTTGACCAGTAATCAAATTGTAATATACATGAGGAGATACATAAGGAATACGCATTTCAATTTCTGTACCAACAGACAAATCTAAATCAGTCCTAGGACACCCAGATCTACCCTGAAGAGTGGAGTTAACCAAGGCAACTCGATTGGGCATATACTGAGCATAAGGGAAATATTGAAGCATAAGACGCCCCTGTTGGAAAGGTTGAGAATTAACTTGAACCTTAACAACAAGAGTAGCACGAAGACCAACAAAACCCCGCAACTTTTCCTGATACATAGCATTTGAAATGAGTATTTCAGGAAAGTTTGCAGTGTAAAGTTGTGTATCTTCAGCAGTAGCTGAAGACCATAAACCAGTTTGAATAATAATGGGTCGAGACAAAAAGTCTTTAATTGTATGAATTCGTTCCTCTCTCGTGGTCATTGACAAATAATCAGTTGAGAGATTAACGATATCAGGGACAGCAGAAGTCGCAGGGGTAACTCCTTCACTAGAAAAATGTACAATTTCTCTTTGCTCGGAAGTAAGCTCGCGATCCTCGATAATATCATTTGAATTTGAAAAGTTAGCAGGTAAGTTACTTAGACTAAAAGACTACCTAATCCATAAAGTCGCATAGAGGGTACCCTGGATATTGTGGGGCTGCCACTAGGCATCCTGGGCCATAAAACTAAATAGTTAACCTAGTTATCAAAATAGCACTACTTTTCTCTTAATTAACCTCTAATATTTGTATAGAAAAGCAAGATCACATTTTGACCTTAAAACTCATAAACTTCATCTGCAAGATATGTAAGATCATGCAAATACTGCTCATAAGTAGAAATTTGTGGAATAGAAGGAAG